GTTTACATCGGCTAACAGTAAGCGTTTTGAGTTGAAACCTAATAGGAGGCTTCTGCTATGGCGCAGAGTATTACTAATGCCTTTGTAACGCTTTTCGATGAGGAAGTTAAACAGGCATACCAAGGCGAAGCGTTGCTTCGCGGCACAATGCGGACACGTACCGGTGTCCAGGGTAACACAGTAAAGTTCCCCAAAATCGGTAAAGGTGTTGCAACAGTTCGTGTTCCACAAACTGACGTAACTCCATTGAACGTAACCTATAGCCAGGTTACCGCCACAATGTCTGATTATATCGCAGCAGAATATTCAGACATCTTCCATCAATCACACGTCAACTTTGATGAGCGCCGTGAATTGGTGCAGGTTGTTTCAAAAGCGATTGCTCGCCGTATGGACCAGCTTTGCATTGATGCACTTGATGCGGCTGCATCTCCATCAACTGTTGCGACATCTGTGGGTGGTGCGTCTTCAAACATGAACATCGAAAAACTTCGTGCGGCTGCGAAAGCACTGAACGATAACAACGTACCAGCCGAAGGTCGTCACTTGCTGATGCACTCTTCTCAGCTTGACGCGCTGCTCGGTGAAACAGAAGTTACTTCAAGCGACTTTGCTTCCGTAAAAGCACTTGTTCGCGGCGAGATCTCTTCGTTCATGGGCTTCAACATTATCACAATGGGTGATCGTGATGAAGGCGGTGTTCCTAAGCCATCAACCCGTACATGCTTTGCTTGGCATCAAGACAGCATGGGTTATGCTGAAAGCATCTCTCAGAAGTCAGAAGTAAACTACATCCCAGAGAAAACATCGTTCCTTGTAAGTTCTATGTTCTCTGCTGGATCGGTTGCGATTGACGACGAGGGCATCGTTAAAATTAGCTGTACTGAATAAGGAGACTGAAATATGGCTTATTCATCAACTGGTTTTGGAACCGGGGGTCCATCCAAAAAAGGTAATGCTCCTTGTATTTATACATATCAAACCGCTGATACGATAGCGACTGTAAACACAGAAGGCTATTTCAACGACTTGTCAGATACTCTGGCGGTTGGCGATTTGATTTATGTTGTGTCATCTACTGGCGGCACTCGCGTAAGCACACTTACGCAAGTTCTGTCCAATACTGGCGGTGTTGTTGACGTTGCAGACGGTACGACACTGGCCGCAACGGACGGTGACTAATTATCCCCTGGGGGGCTGGGCAACTGGCCCCCTTCAAACTCTTGGAGGGCTATAATGGCAACTGGCGATACTGATGTAACAATTTGCTCTGATGCCCTTGTCCTTCTTGGCGCGGCTGCAATTACATCTCTGACAGATGGAAGTGATACAGCGGACGCTTGTAATAGACTTTATCCAGATCTTAAAAACCATCTTCTGACAGTCTATCCTTGGAGTTGGAGTCTTAAAAAAGTCCAACTTAGCAAGAATGTAACGGCTCCCGTCAACGAATGGGATAATGCTTTTGACTTCCCAGCGGATCTTATTGGAAGCCCGATTGCTGTTTTTGATAGCAGCGCAAGCGGTACACGCCCAAGACGATATGGATGGGAAATATATGGCACTCAGTTATTTACTAACCTAGATACCATTTACATTGATTATCAGGCAACGGTAACAGAGGCTAATATGCCAGCTTATTTCGTGCGGTTCTTGCGCGTAGCATTGGCTTCAGAGATTGCAATTACCGTAACCGATCAAGCAACAAAAGCGGATTACTTTCGTGCGCAAGCATATGGTTCACCGGGTGAATCTGGTCGTGGCGGGTTACTGCGTGAGGCCATGAACATCGATGGGCGTGGTCAAGGTACGCAAATTGTGGAGGACTATTCTCTTATTCAGGCGAGGTACTGATGAGAATTACGCAATATCAATCTAACTTTTCTACCGGAGAAATAGATCCTCTTCTACGGGCCAGAACAGATCTTCAGCAATATCAAAATGCTTTAGAAGAAGCGACAAATGTTGTTGTACAGCCTCAAGGCGGTATTCGGAGACGAGATGGCTTAGAGTTTGTTTATAATTTTGGCCAAAGTTTTACAGAATTTAAATTAATTCCTTTTGAGTTTAGTACAACTGATACCTATTTGTTGGTCATGGTTGTTGGTCGTATCTATGTTTTTAAAGATAATGATTTGCAATATAATATAAATAATAGCGGTAATGATTATATTACAGCTTCGGATATTACTGCCGCAATGCTTGATGAGATTCAATATACGCAAGCTGTGGATACCCTAATTCTTTGCCATGAAGATCTTCAAACAAAACGCCTTGTTCGTAGTAGTGATAGGGGGTGGACGCTTGAGAACCTGCCTCTAACTAATTTGCCACAATATGCTTATGCGCTTGATGAGCATTCTCCTAATTTTACGATTACGCCCAGCGCGACTACTGGCAATATTACAATTACTGCATCCTCTGTAACTACTGATAGCGGAGTGGCCCAAGCTGGTGGCGCAAGTACAATTACTTTAAAATCAGCTTCATCATATACATCCGACGATGACCCAAATGGTATGTGGATAACGCTTACAGCCGGAACGGGTTCGGGGCAAGAAAGATATATTTCAGATTATGTTGGATCAACAAAGGTTGCAACTGTCTATCCCGCTTGGACAACACAACCAGATAGCTCAACCCATTATAAGGTTGCAGCATTTGCGGCGTCTGCGGCTAATAATTATGCTCAAATTGAAAACACTTTTGGCCGTGTAAAGTATATTGAGTATGTCAGTGATACCGTAATGAATGCTGTTGTTGAGGTTCCGTTCTTTGACACAAGCGGTGTTGTTGCGGGTAATTGGATCGGTGAATTTGGCTATGAGGATGTTTGGTCAAGCACTAGAGGTTGGCCAAGATCGGCAACTTTTCACGAAGGCCGGTTATACTTTGGTGGCTCTAAGTCCAGACCGAATACTGTCTGGGGTTCTCGCGTTATTGATTATTTTAACTTTGACTCCCATACCGGGCTTGATGATGAGGCTGTTGAAACAACGATCAACACAAATCAACTGAATGCAATTGTAAATATTGTATCTGGTGCAGATCTTCGCATATTAACAACGGCCAGTGAATTTATCGTTGTTCAATCTGAGGATAATCCGATAACGCCAAACAACTTTTTGGTGCGGCCACAAACTCGGCTTGGATCAAAGCCAGGCGTCCCAACAGTAGATTTGAATGGTGCAACTATTTTTGTGCAACGACAGGGACAATCTATTAATGCTTTCCAATTTGGAAACAATACATCTTCTTATCAGGTCCAGAATATCTCTTTGCTTTCTTCGCATTTATTAAAAAATCCAAGTGATATTGCTGTAAGAAGATCGGCGTCAACCGATGAATCTGATCGCTTATTTGTTGTTAATAGCGATGACGGATCAATGGCTGTCTATTCCATTCTCACTGGACAGAATGTCATTGCGCCCAGCAAATTTACAACTAATGGTGAATTTATTGCGGTTGCGGTTGAGGGTTCTAATGTATTTGTAATTGTAAAAAGAACAGTTAATACAGATCCGTTTAGTGGGGGTAATCCTCTACATGATAGAATTAGGTATTATTTAGAAGTATTTAATCAGAACTTTACTTTAGATTCTGTTGTTTCTGGCAATGTGCCTCCGTCTAATAATATACAAGTGGACCACCTTCCGGGTGTGAACATTGAAGAAATAGTTGATGATAATTGGAATGGATTTGCTCTTCCCGCTTTTGCTGCGGCTGGTAATGATGATGATGCTATATACACGCTTAAAACAGGCGTTACTTCTGGAATTTTAACATTAGATGGTGCAGATGTTTCATCTGGTGTTGCTAGTTATTTTCAAATAACCAGACCAGTTTACATTGAATATTCAAGTACGGCTGGAACTGGTGCGAATGTTTATATCCAAGGCACCGATGTTTATGATGATGTTCGGCTTGAGACAGTTACACTTGCAGCGGGTACAACTACGGGCGAATCTGTCACAAAATGGAAAACTGTCACGCAAATATCTCAAGATATGACAGATGCAACAAGAACATTAAAAATCGGCTGGCAAACAGATACATGGTTTCAAAGGGTTTTATCGGAAACACCAACAACTTCATATCAATTGGGACTTGATTATGATGTGCAAGTAAAGACCATGCCTACTGAGCCAACCTTATCTTCTGGATCTTTGCATGGCATGAAAAAAAGAATTGTCCAAGTTGATGCTCTCGTATATGAAACAAAAGATTTAAAGATTAATAATCAAACTATTAACTTTACTCTTAGTGGCGCATCCGATCCTTCAGAATATACTGGCTTAAAAACAGCACATGGTATTTTGGGATATAACAATTCTGGTCAAATTACATTGACACAAGCGGGTCCATTGCCGATGACGGTTTTGGGTCTGGAATATAAACTTAGTACGGGGTCTTGATATGGCGGGAGTAGCATCTGCACCTTTAATGTTGGCTTCATCGGCCATAAGTGCAATTGGCCAAATGAGAGCCGGTCAAGCACAGCGTGAAATGTATGAACAACAAGCGGCACAGGCAAAGTTGCGTGGCCGGGCTGAAGCAATTGCTTATAAACAAAAGGGCGCTGATGCTCTACGCAATCTAAATGAGACACTATCTGCTATTATTGCAAGAACCGCTGCTGGTTTTGGTGATCCCACATCTGGATCTGCGGCAACATTGCAAAGATT